CGCATGAGGTATGGTTTGGAGCTTCTCGCGCTTAAAGATCCCGTAATGGCAATAACCGTCGATAGGGTGATGGGAATGCTTTACCCATGCCGTATCGTCTGCTTCATGCCAATTACGAGAAATCGTTTTTCTCAGCATACGAGTATTCAAAACGACATATTTCACGTTGCCAGGTGGCACGCGAGCAAGGTCATTAAGAAAATCGCTAGCTGTGGTGAAATAATCGACAGCCCACGAATAAGGAACTAAATCCCAAGCAAGCTTGGGCAAGTCCTCGTAAGTAAGGCCAAGTCGGTCAACAACACCATAACTGCTGTATTTATCGATCAAAAGATCGATAGCAGTTAAGTAACGATAGGATAAGTGATTCTCAGTTGTAGAGTCACCATACATACTAAGATAATGGCCATAGGCTGAAGTTGTGCCTACAGTTGTCATCTTTTGATATGTTATCCAATCTTTAGAAGCGGCCCCGTAAATGCGGACACTGTGGTTTTGATCCATCATTTGATCAAGAACGGCAGTGGCCACGGCCCGGAAATCGCTTAACAAGGGTTGAACCCCAAAATTGAACGATAACCAGGATTTACTGGCGTGGCGCAAGCCACGGCGAAGCCCATGTTTCCCTTTGATGTTAATCAAGGTCGACATGAGGGTACTGGATAAATCATTGATAGAGTTGTAAATTCTACTCAATTCTTTGACTTGAACCAGATCCTCAAAGACATGACTCTCACCAATTTGACTCGCTAAACGCCTTTTTAACCAACCAAGTGCTTGATCTTTGAGCGCATCGTCAACTTCGAGATCGAAATATCCCGAAGGGAGCAATGTTTTCTCAGAGGTCGTCACACAATAGTGGCTAGGAGACGTTTTAAAAACATAGCGAGCCTCGCAAAAAGGAGAATAAGCGTTACCCCACTCTACAGTGTAGGGGGAGGTAGCGTCCTCTTTTCTTGCGATCCTCTCACGCCAGTTGTTCTGCTTTGTGCCAGTTTTAGCGAGCGAGCGAAGGTTCTGGTTCGCGAAAGAGTCCAACAAGTAGACTCCATCGCAATTAACCCGAACTAAACTCCGGACGTTGATTTCTGACATAACAGAACTCCTATAGAGAGAGGAGCCGTAGGCTGGAATGCCTATGGCTGGAGAAAGGCGCGAATGCGAAAG